AGAGAATAAACATCTACACAGAAGAAGAATTTGATTACGAAATGCACAGCATAGACCTCAAGGACTGATAAATATAAGTATGCAAACAATAAATGAACCGAATCACCCGACTGATTACAGACTAGTAAAGTTAATGGACGGAAGTCTTTTAATGGGAACTGTATCTGTTGACGACAATCATATGAGAATTGTAAATCCATTAGAGTTGGTTACATCTCCTCGTATGACGGAGTTTGGTTTAAAAGAAGATACAACATTATCAAGATGGATACCTTTTTCACAAGATAATGAGTTTTTTGTTTCTAAAGATAAAGTTGTTGTTATATCACTTGCAACTGTTGAGTTAGCGCATTACTATGAAGTTGTACTACAAAAAATTGCTGATACTGATGATAAACTTGCACTACGACCAACGCTCACGCCAGATGATATAGATAGAATATTAGATATTGCAGAAGATATGGATATGCAAATTGGACCTGAAGATGAAGAACCCGAGTTTGAATTACTAGAGAAAGGCACAACTGTTCACTAGGTAGCTATTAGCTTTACTGGTCTCTCACCGCATCTACATATGCGATTATACACTCATTTTTCACCCATGTCAAGCGTTTATTTCAAATAATTTAGGCTTGACATATCAAGATAGGTATAGTATAATAAATCACATGAATAAAACAACTAATAGAAACATCAAAAAAGAAACTCAATTAAAACATATAAAAGAGAAACTTCATGCATTGAAGAACCGCAAATCAAAAAAGAAAAATAATTTAGTGAAAACTTTGAAGAATCTATTGAAGCGTAATGACCGAAAAGGACTATAACATGGCAGAAGAAGAAAAACTAAAACCAAAACAAAAACCTCATTATGTAGATAATAAGAAGTTTTTGGCAGCAATGACAGAGTATCGTGCATTAAGAATTAAGGCCGAAGAAGAAGGCAAACCACGACCTACTGTTACTAATTACATAGGCGAATGTTATCTAAAGATTGCAAATCACCTATCGTATCGACCTAATTTTATAAACTATACATACAGAGATGATATGATTTCTGATGGCATAGAGAATTGTCTACAATACATGGATAACTTCGACCCCGAAAAGAGTAAGAACCCATTTGCATACTTTACACAGATAATCTATTATGCGTTCATTCGTAGAATTCAAAAAGAAAAGAAACAACAAGAAGTCAAACAAAAGATGATTGCTAACTACGGTATCGAACAAATGATGGACTCAATGGAAGGCGATGATACACAATATCAAAGTCAAATGTTAGATTTTTTAAGAAGGAACAGTAGAGAAGAACCTAAAAAATAATATATTATGAAAATAGCCTTATTGAACGACACCCACTTTGGTGCGAGAAACGATAGTCTTATTTTTGATGATTTCTTTCATAAGTTTTATGACGAGATATTCTTTCCTTATCTAAAAGAAAATAATATCAAAACACTCATTCATTTGGGTGATGTTGTAGACCGAAGAAAGTTCATCAACTTTAGGATTGCTCATAACTTTAGAAACAAGTTTATGAAACGCCTATGGGATGAAAAGATAGACACCCATATCATTATCGGTAATCACGATATCTACTATCGAAACACAAACAAAGTAAATGCCATAAAGGAGTTATGTACAACTGCTGATGGTAAAAACGAACCTTGGATATATGAAGAAGCAAAAGTAGTTGACTTTGATGGCACAAAGTTATTGATGATGCCTTGGATTAATCCAGAGAATGAGGCAGACTCAATTGAAATGTTAAAAACTGCTGAAGCAGATGTCTGTATGGGGCATTTCGATTTAAATGGCTTTGCAATGAATGATACTATGAAACAATCTCACGGACACGATAAGAGTATTGTGAGTCGTTTTGAGAGAACTTATAGTGGTCATTTTCACCATAAGAATGATGATGGTCAAGTGTACTATCTAGGCAATCAATACGAAATCACATGGTCAGATTATAATAATCAGAAAGGATTTCATGTGTTTGATACTGAAACAAGAGATGTTGAGTTTGTGCCTAATCCATTTACCATGTTTATCAAACTTCATTATGATGATGCTTTGACAAACTACGATAAGTTTGACATTACAGAATACAATCAAAAGTATGTGAAGTTGGTCGTTGTCAATAAAAAAGATAACGAAATGTTTGACAGATTGCTCGAAAGACTGTATAATGATATCTCTGTACACGAACTAAAAATACTAGAAGATTATTCTGACCTATCACATGTAAATGTAAGTGATGATGTTGTTGAGGGCGCAGAAGATACTATGAATCTAGTAAGTAACTATGTTGACCAATTAAAAGTTGACCTAGATAAAGACAGATTGAAAGTGATGATTAAAGAAATGTATATTGAAGCGCAAGATACGGATGCAATAAAGTGATTGAACGATTTGATATGCCAGAATTGAAAGATTCTTTCATAGGCGCTTGGATGATGTCTGATGAGATAACAGAACCTATTGTCAACTTCTGGAGTAATCCTGAAGTAAATTCTAGAGCAACTCCTGGAGCATTAGGTGCCAAAAGTACACGCAACAAATATAGAAAAGATTCTATGGAAGTGGCGATTCATCCTGACGATTATTCAGGACCATGGAAAAAATATAGAAATGCTTTGGGAAGATGTGTTGATGATTATCGTCTTAAACAATATCCAGATGCAAATGAAGTTGAACCGTTTGCTGTAGTAGAGAGATTTAATTTACAATGGTATCCACCAGGCGGTGGTTTCTTTGTTGAACATTGTGAAAATACTGGTTCTAAAAACTCTGTTTATAGACATTTAGTTTTTATGACTTATTTAAATAATGTACCTGATGGCGGAACAAAATTTAAATACCAAGGCGTAACAACACCTGCACTTACAGGATTGACACTAGTGTGGCCTGCTGGGTTTACACATACACACTCTGGTCAGATTTCAAAAGACCATGCAAAATTAATTCTTACAGGATGGATTAGTTTTAAAGAAATATACAATGAATTTGGTGGAGTAAAAAATGATAATATTTAAAAAAGTAAGATATAAAAACTTTTTATCAACAGGTCAGCAATTTATAGAGATTAATCTAAATGAAGCGCCCACGACACTTGTTGTCGGTAACAATGGCGCTGGCAAATCTACAATGTTAGACGCCTTATGTTTTGGTTTATTTTCAAAACCATTTCGTAACATTAAAAAAGACCAACTCATTAATACTATCAACGAGAAAGAATGTATAGTTGAAGTAGATTTTATTATTGGCAAGAAACAATATAAGATTATTCGTGGCATTAAACCTAATTTGTTTGAGATTTGGTGTGATGATATTATGTTGAATCAAGATGCTTCAGTAAGAGATTATCAAAAACATTTAGAGCAACACATACTTAAACTAAACTTTAGGTCATTCACACAAGTAGTAATCTTAGGTAACGCTTCGTTTGTTCCTTTTATGCAACTAAGGGCAAAACACAGAAGGCAAGTTGTTGAAGAAATACTTGACATTGAAATCTTCTCTAAACTGAATTTAATGTTCAGAGAGAAGGCAAAGACACAAGACGAAACAATCAAACAGGCAGACTTCAATTATCAACTGCTAGATGGTAAGATAGAAACACAACAGAAACATATAGATGATATCAGTAACACTAATAAAGATACTGCTGACACAAAGAAATTAGACATTGAAAATGCAAATACGGATATTGAAAACTACAAAGAAGATATTGCTCGTGTAAGACGAGAGATTGCTGAATTACAAGTAGAGATAATTGACGAAACAAAACTAAAAGGCAAACATGGTAAACTCACGACCATGGAAGCAAAGATAGAAAATACTTGTATCAAACATAAAAAAGAATTGAGATTTTTTAAAGAACATGATGATTGCCCGACATGTAGACAAGCAATAGATGAGGCATTTAAGAAAGCAACAATCGTTGTCAAAGAGGCAAAAGTTGTAGAACTAGAACTTGGTATGAAGCAGCTTGATAATGCAATCAGAACATCACAAAAGAAACTCGATAAGATTAATGAAGTCATTGTTACGATAAGAGAAAAAGAATTATTGATTAGTCGTTACGAAACATCTATAACTGAGATTGAGAAATATAAGACCAGAATACAAAAAGAGATAGATGAACTATCAGATGAAAAGTTTTCTACAGGTGTTGCAACAGGCGAACTCAATCAACTACAAGACCAACTTGTTGATGCAGAAAAAGATAAGATAAAACAAAAAGAAGAAAAACTTTATATCGATACTGCAAGACATCTCATGCAAGATACTGGTATCAAAACCAAGATTATCAAACAGTATTTACCGATAATGAACCAGTATATAAATAAGAACCTAGCAGATATGGACTTCTTTGTCAACTTTACACTTGATGAAGAATTCAATGAAACAATTAAATCAAGACACCGTGATGATTTTAATTATCATTCATTTAGTGAAGGCGAAAAACTAAGAATCGATTTGGCAATACTATTTACTTGGCGTGAGATTGCTAAGTTAAAGAACTCAACAAATACAAATCTACTCATACTAGATGAGATATTTGATTCTTCATTAGATACATCTGGTACTGATGAGTTTATGAGAATACTATATCACACAATGAATAAAGAAAATGTGTTTGTAATATCACATAAAGGCGATACTCTAATCGATAAGTTTCCACGAGTAATGAAATTTGAAAAATATAAAAACTTTACAAGGATGGCAGAATGATTGAATGTTGGTGGCCGCAAGAGATAGGATATTACGACAACCCTAATCACAATAAATTAAATCTAGTCGATTATTGTTATGAAATACAAAACAAAACCGAGACCGGCGGTAAAGGTTGGGTATCTAAAGACACCTATAATACAGGTGACGGAGTGTATGAGCCACATTTAGATTCGAGGTTTAAAGATTTAAATGATTGGATAAATAAATCAGTAGCTCGTTATGTTCACGAAACTAAAACAGAATTTAAACCTAAAAGATATACATCATGGTTTAATATCTATAAAAAAGGCGACTATCAAGAAGTACATGTACACCCAAATTCAATAGTATCTGCTGTATATTTTTTAAAGTCAAATGAGAAGTGCAGTTCTTTGATAATGCAACCGCCATTTCAAGACCAAAGAGATATTAGAAAAGTTGATGGTTCAGTTGGCCCAAACACAACTATAGAATATACTCCTGTACCAGGTAGACTTATAGTTTTTAGAAGTTATTTGCCCCATTGTGTGGGTAGACATCAAGACGAGGGAGATAGAATTACACTAGCATACAATTATGAATAAGGAACTGATATGGCAGAAAAATTAAACGCAGAAAACATTGAGAAAGCAGCTCAACACTTAGAAGATATACAGACAGGCAAGACGCCTATTCTAAGTGACCTTGAAGGCAATATAAAAGAAAAACAAAAGAAAGTATTTCCTTTGATACCACCAAATGACCCAAGATTGTTGATGCAGGTTGCACCTTTCTTAGATGACACATTAGAGCAGTTTGGATTTGCAGACAGAAAAGAATTATCAAAAGTTATGTATGATAACATGGTAAAGTATGGCGGTCTTGGACTATCGGCAAATCAACTTGGGTTGCCATATCGTATGTTCGTCATGGGCGGACACCCACAAGTCGAAGATGGTAAAGTAAGAACTGTATTTAACCCACTCATTAATGATGTAAGTCCTGAATCTATCAACTTGAAAGAAGGCTGTTTGTCATTTCCATTTCTATTCTTATCTATCAAAAGACCAAAGTGGTGTTCAGTAAGATATACTGATGAGAATGGTGAAGAAATAGAAGAAACTTTACACGGCATGTCTGCTAGAATATTCATGCACGAGAACGAACACATGAATGGATATGTTTTCACAGACCTTGTAAGTAAACTCAAACTAGAACGGGCAGAGAAATCAAAACAGAAGATGATTAAAGAAATAAAAAGGAGACAAGGTGCCCCGAAAATCATCAAATAAAAAATACATTCATGTAAATCAACATAAGAT